GAAACCCATGGAGGGGGGGGGGTTACAAGGTTACAAGGTTACATATTACATGATTACAAATATGACTACAAGCTACATATTACATTTCAGTCCGTTCAAAATATGAACATAGTTATAACCGGTATAGTTTCAAGCTCCGTTTTCCAAATCCCAGACATAGAACGGGAATGAGATAGATGGTCGAGAACCTTTTGAGGCTCTGGAACTGTTAAATACTACAGGTTAATTATTCATGAGAATTGCGTATAATTCGTAGAATATCTAATAATAAGCGCTTGTTTACTGGTATTGTAGGTTCTACAGTTTGAGAATGTAATGCTTCCTGAACAGTGCTTTGCTTGAAATCTACATGATCCTCTATCACCAGTTGATTTCTAAGGGGAATGCGAATAATGCCCTTTTGACATGCTTCTACCACTGGTAAAGGAGTAGTCGCTAATAAATAAATCATTTTATCTTCCGCTCTTTTCATTTCCTGTTTTGCGTCTTTATATTTTCGCTTGATCGATAGTATATCCATAAAAATATCTCCCTTTTAAAAAGGCAGCATTTAACAGTCGAGAACCTTTTTATCCCGCCCAAGGTTGTTATGCGTTATGGTTCTAAATAATTGCCGTTGTTTGGCGTGCTTTTTTCAACTGGATTAACCGAGCTATATCGGCGTCCAGCTCATCGTCTGTTTTACTCCCCAGGCTCACAAGTTCTGCCGCTGCTTCCTGGCTAACAAGCGCCCGCCAGCTTATTTCTTTCCGATGATAATTCTTCTGGAGTTGATCACTCGTGAGTTTTTTCATGCTCGGTCTACCACTCACCTTCAACGCTTCCCATGCCTTTTGACACAGGAGTTTAACAGGCATTCCGTCCATGTTAACCCTGGGACAGACCTGTGGATTTTCATTCTCCGACAATTTCACGTTAAAACTATAACTCATTGTCAAGTTCTGTACTTTCCCGTCAACTATCCGTATACTATCATAATCATTATTCATTCGTTTTTTATCCTGCTCCATAATATTACCTCCATTGTGAGCAGGATAAAAAGATTCTCGACCTCATGATGAATGCTTATCATTTTGCTCCAGGTTATTGTTAAACGTATATTATATGTATTTCATTATCGAGAAAATCGTGAATAGTTTGGATTTTATCGTACCATTCATCACACCCATATCTATTCCCTACAATGATTATAAAATCATTATAGCCGTCGAGAATATACTCCTGCTGTTCTTTAATATGAATACTTTTTACTTGAATAGATGGTCTACCTAGTATCGTTATAAGATCTACTTGTATTTTAATATCAGATATCATAATTGCTCCTCCGTTCAAATTATAAACATAGTTGGAGCAAAATGATAAACACTCATCATCACTGGTTTGTTATCAGGGCTCGTTCCGCCCGGCCTGTTCAATCCATCACATCACCATCCCTGGCATGTGTCCGAATCACCTCGACCGATTCCAGCAACCCCTTCGATGTGCATAATAATAACCGTTATCCGATTATCGGTTTACACATATTTGTCAATGAACATAATCGGTTTGTTTTGCCCCGATCGTGATTTCATCATACCACATCCAGGCGTTTTGTCAAAACTAGCCCTAGATGTCATCACATCTGCTCATCATAACCCATAACATACCCAGGTATCTCTTTATCGCTCTCCCTTATGTTCTTCATCAACTCTCCTGCTTTCAGAAACAAAAGGGGGTAAACAGAAAAAAAACTGTACAAACAGGGGTACCTACATAATTTCCACTCTTTCCAATGTCACCATAAAAGAGGGAAGCGGACTTACATGATGAGGAGGAGAATTTGGATGATTAGCGGGAAGAGGGAGATGGGAATGGGACTGCGGTTAGATGGGTTTCTTATGATATAATAAAATTATGGAGAATAGATATTACGATCCGAACAGGAAAAATTTAAAAAAAGTGGCATCAGGTCAGATGCGGAAAGTTTACACTGTTGCTGAGATGAGTGAGAAGCATCATGAGATTGCCAGGTTGCTTGTTTTGGGGATAAAGAATATAGATATCGCACAGCAGATGGGTGTTTCACCAGAAATGGTTTCTAATGTTAAGCACTCTCCGGTTGTCCGAGAACAAATAGCCTTTATGAGTGGTGCGAAAGATGCTGCGACTGTTCGGGTTACAGAGCAGATTGCCGAGGTTCTGCCGAAATGTGTAGAGTTTTTGGCGAGTACCATTGAAGATGAAGATATTTCTACTGGGCTAAGAAGTAAAAATGCCTTTGGGCTAATGGCTGTCGGTGGTTACGGGGCAAGCAAGAACATTAATGTGAAAGGTGTTCATGCGGTTCTAACCGCTGCTGATATTCAAGATATTAAGAATGAGGCAGAGAATATTGGAATCCAGAACGGTTTGATAGATATAAGTGAGGATTCTGATGGATAGTGATATTAAAGATATCATGGTAAAGTGTGCAACGAGCACTAAATTTCATGCAAAATTTTTTTTTCCAGAAATTTTTCAGGCTCCTTTTAATATTCTGCATGATGAGATTCTAGATATCTTGGACACGGCGGAAGAAAAAAGTGTAGTAGCTGCCCCTCGAGGGATTGGAAAGACTTCTATTATGCTCTATGGTTTAGCGAGTAAATATATCTTGTTCGAGCAAAAGAAGTTTATTATATATCTTTCAAATAGTGCTGAGAATGCAGTGCTTCAAACAGATTCCCTTAAACATGAACTGCTCAGTAATACTAAGGTCAGGAAGTTCTTTGGGAGTGTTAAGACGAAAAGGATTGAGACCGAGTATGAAGAACAATTCTCTAAAAAAGCTTGGGTTACTTCTGGTGGAACTCTGATTCTTCCAAGAGGGGCGGGTCAGCAGATTCGTGGATTGCTCTATCATGGGAAAAGGCCTGATCTGATTATTATAGATGATTTAGAAGACAAACAAGAGATTGAGAATGAAAAGATTAGAAAGAAGAATAAAGAATGGTTTTTCTCTGATGTCTTGAAATGTATCTCACGTTATGATAAAAATTATCAGTTTATATATATAGATACTCTGAAACATGAAGATGCATTACTTCAGGATCTTTTAGATTCCCCTGAATGGAATGGGATATGTCAAAGTGTCTGTGATGATGATTATAATTCTCTTGCCCCCAGTTTCATGACAACTGAAGAGATTAAGAAAGAAGTTAAAGAGCATGAAGCAAAAGGTCTGTTGGATGTCTTCTACCGTGAAATGCGGAACATTCCTGTTGCGTCTGTTAATGCTACTTTTAAGCACGAACATTTTAGATATTATCAAGAAGGGATAAAGAATCTAACAAGTACTGTTGATCTCGGTGAGGGGAATTTGAAGGAAGAAAAAACACCTCTGGAAGATCTGATCAACTTCGTCATTATCGATCCTGCGAAAGAAGTTAACATACACAATGCAGATACTGCGATCGTGGGAGTAGGTGTTGACCGGAAAGAAGGAAAGATTTTTGTTAGAGATATTGTTTCTGGGAAGATGTATCCTGATCAGATTTATAAGAATGCTTTTCAAATGGTCTTTAAATTAAAGGCAGTTATTCTTGCAGTGGAAGTTACTTCGCTTCATCAGTTCATATCTCAACCCTTTCAGAATGCTATGAGGGTAGAGAACGTTTTCGCAGAATATCATGAGCTTAAAGCAGTTGGGAAGAAAGAAGAACGAATATCCAGTATGGCTCCTTATTATCGCCAGGGCAGAGTTTATCATAATAAGATGGTTTGTGGGAAACTGGAAACACAGCTCACAAGTTTTCCCAGATCAAAACTCTTAGATGTTATGGATGCCTTAGGATATGTTCCAAAACTCTTGGATGATTTTAAGATGTATTTTGATCCTACTTATGAAGATCCCGATGAGGATGAGTTCGGGGATCTGGTTTATGATAAGCCGCTTAGTTATCAGCAGGTGGCTGTTTAACTTCGTTTAAAAATTGAACACAGAGGAGAGATAGATGTTATTTAAAAAAGATGATGATCGAAAGATATCAAAGATTTCTAAAAGTTGGACTTCTGACGGTTCTGGAGATGCGACGATAGAGATGGAAGATTATAGCGGTTATGAGATGTGTGCAGTTCAGACTGTTCCAGGTGCAGAAGGAGATAGAACAACACAGTGTCCGTCGAGTACTTATCTGGTTACATATCTTGATTCTTATGACTTTGATTGGTTCTATAATGAAGGTGCTGCGAGAAGTGTTTCTGCGGCAGATGCCTTTTGTAAAGATGGATTAATTCCTGTTTCTGATAGTGGAGTAATTACAATATCGGGGACAGGCGGAATTGCTCAAGGGATTATTAATATCTGGCTTAAATAAGGAAAAAAGGAGAAGAACTTGGGAGCAAGTCCTTGGAGATCCGATACATATAAAACTGTAAAAACCTTTCTTAA